ACGTAAATCTCGTGCGGCACAGCCTCCAAGGCTTCCCGAATGAGAATGCAGCTGGCCTGGAAACCGGGCCATTCCACTCCGTCATCGTCGAACGGTCCCAAAGGTCCGAAGTAGAGATCGTAAGTGCATAAATTGATTAGCCTTTGCGTCTCAGCGTCGATATGCTCGGCTCGATAATTCTTGGCCCACTCGGCTAGACGCTTTTTCGTTTGAGGATTCATTTTCGTAGCCTCCCGCGCGCATCGGGCCCTACCCGTGCACGCGCCAAGCCGCGAAAGCTCAGAGTCGAGTGACAGTAAAAACGGAAACGTTCCCTTCGCCGAAAATTCTTTCTGACAGGATTTTCAAGGCTTCTGCGGAGGTAGGCTCAAAATGCATAAGCCTCGAGTCTAACACATGATGTTCCTGGCCACTTTGACTTACAGCTATCGTCAAGACGTGAGCTTTATAGCTCTCGGGATCGAAGTAAATGCACCCCACAACCGTGTAATCTTCCAATTTCGACATTTTCGTTACCTCCCGTGCGCGCAAGCGCGCACACGGGAACTAGCGAAGTGTGCAGCCTCATCCGAGCCAAACGCCCACGCGCGCCCACGCGACTGCGAAACGTGCGCATCGGGCCCTACCCATGTCATGCACTAGGATGTAGTGGGGGAAGGCGTATGACGTGCTTCCTTTGGGGAAGGCTTCCCAAACGTAGGCGGGATCCTTGCCGTCGACGTAGACACGCGCGCCGCGCGGAAACGCTTTCACGGTGTCCCCTTGAGCGAAGCCTTCGGCGAACGGTCGGCCGTCGCGCCCAACGTGCGCACCGTGCAATGGGTCAAGGAAGCGTCGCACACTTGTACCATGTCAAACGAGACGTGGGCCAGCGGCGCAGCGTGACGCACGACTGCGGGGGTGAACGTCGTGACCTCAGTGTCATCGGCGCGAGCGATACCTGCGAGCACGAGGAGGTTTGCGGCGGCGAGGAGGGCGATCATCATTTTGGTCATTTTGCTATCCGTCTTTCTTTTCGTTGTTTCGTTTGCGCGTTACGTTTATGAGTATTGCAGTTGCCGTGCCAAGGGTGCCTAGCCGACCTCGAGGTATCGATTCCCGAAGGCAGAATTGATCGTCACAAGAAAATACCCGTCTCCGTAGATACGCGAGACGTGGACCCCTAGGCCGAACGTTTTGGATAGGTCGATAGCCAGGTCGCCGATCTTGTCATTCGCATGGATCAATTTCGGGCAAGGCGCAGAGCACTCGGTCTTTGCGTAGGGCTTGGCCTTCAGCTCTTCCGCGAAAAGGCCAGTAGCTTCGATGATTTGCGCGAGCGCGAATGCCGCCATGGTATTCAAGGCCTCTTGAATGACCCCATAACCCGCGTCTAGCGCTGGCACGAGGTCAGGGCAATTCGCTCGCACGTAGGCGCAAATCGCCATCTCTTCGGCGCGATCTCTCGCCTCCTTCTCGTCACGGCGTTGACGTTCCTGCCTGTCAAGCTCTTGACGAAACGCTTCATCCTTGGCGTTTCGCGCGATGGCCTCCAAGCGCGTCGCCTCGCGCTTCGCTTCGTCCTCTTTGACCTTGAGATCCGCGTTCCAAACTGCATAGTCCGTAAGGCGTTCAGGCAGCGTGCCCCACTTTTGCACCTCGGCACACACGATCTCGGTAATCGCTTCGCGCAATAGGTAGCTCGGTACGACAGTGCCATCCGAATTGATCGTTGCGTCCACGCTTGCCCATACGTCTAGGGACGCCGTGATTTCGACCGTGGCCTTTTCCGGGGGCACGCCATATTCTGAGAGCCATTCGGCTCGATTCTCAGTCGGGACGAAATCTCGTGGGGTAACGTTTAGCCAGTAGGTCGCTTGTGTCACCGGGGTGAAATCGTACATGTTTTTATCCTTCTTTCGCGTTGTTCGAGGGTTATTTACCTGGAATTACCGTGTCCCATGCTTCTAACGATCGAGCCGTGACGTCCACGCACGCGGCGTTGTCGTGCAAGGCGACCACGTAAGCCAGCACATTTGCAAGGCTCATGCCGACGATCATCTTGTCCAGAAGGTCGGTCGAAATCACCGGGTGAATCGTCACGGCCGTTTGCTCGTTTTGCGTCATGTTGATGTTTTAGGATAATGCAGGTTATGTGCCATCGTCTTCTAGGTCTTCGAGGCCTTCGCGCGCGTCGAGTAGGGCGGCATCTTCGCTATCGTAGGGCCCGAATGGGTCGCTATCAGGTAGGCAACCGGGCAAGCACGTCCACCAATACCATCCCGGCCCCATAAGTTCGCCGTCGCCATCTATCCAATCAAATCCGGCTATCTCTTCGGCGCTCATCCAAAATACCTCGAGTGATGGCAGTCGCGTAGGAGAGTCTTCGTCGCTTTCGTATAGGTAGTGTTGGCTCATGGTCTAACCTCCGTCTAGGGGCTATTGCACGCCACGTGCCTACCTAATAACCCCGCGCCCAGCGCCTAGCTATGACAATCGAGTCATACTAGCTACGCAAGAAGGTAAAACACATGTAGTTATAGGTGCTAAGTGCTTGATATCTCGTTGGCTAAGGTATGATCCTTGAGTCATACGGCCCAAGAAACTAAAATCGGTATAAGGCGTGCTAGATTGGGGGGCATGGGCGAACTATCAAAATGGGCTGAGGACTTGCTCGAGTACATCGACTGGCACGACCGCGAAGGTCGGATAGAGTTTGAGGACTACGCTAATGTGCGGAATGGGCGCACACGAGATACTTGGCTCGCTTGGATCGCAGCGCACCCATACCCCGAGGCGTTCAAGGCGCGACCCGAGCTCGCGACCCCTGATAGCGATGCCGAGCTGCAATGGCACGATGAGCACGCGCCCAACGGCGCCGTAGTCGTGCGCAGAGCACTAGACGCCCTCAAGCGTGCCGAAGGTGACCTGGTGCGGGCAGCGTGGCGTGAGGGGGCGACGGTGCGGGATATAGCATCCCAAACGGGGGCCAGCGCGCTCAATATCCGAAGGTATTTGAAGCATGCCCGCCGAGCTCTCCCCTCTCACGATCCCGCGAAAATCGAGCAAAAAGCGAATAAAAACGCAAAGATACTCGCTTTGCATCAGGCCGGATATCCGCTGCGTTACATCGCCAAAGAATGCGGCGCGTCAAAGTCGACGGTCGACCGGGCCATCAAAGCTGGTAGGTAGATGTAGGGAGATACTTGCGTAGTCAAGTATCGTCCCAAGTCAGTGTCCTAGTCAAGAGAAGAAGATCTTAGATCACAAGGGACACTGACTTGGGACACACCTCAACCGTAGTACCGTCTCCTCTGAGAGGGGCGGTGCTACCAGGCAGGGATATCGATTCCTTGCGTTGCAAGTAGTCGCCACGCGTCTGGCAGGGGCACATGGCCACCTACCTAGCCTAGCGATAGTCGAGCGCGTCCTTGACCCCTTCGCGTGCGGGGCGCGTGGGACGGGGGTGTGACCCGGGGGTGTGAACTTAGAGCTACGATCGGCGTGTCATAGCTACGCAAGACATGCATAGCGCACGCTGGGCAAGGAACGTGCCAGCGATCGAAGTTTTGGGTCCCATCTCGCGGCCGGCGCGACGATCAGCACCTGCCTGGACCAAATTTATAGATTCTCCGATAACTTTATCGGCCCCTGATAATCCCACGCCAGATCAAAATTTATTTATCGGCGATAAGAAGGGCTATAATAATGACCCCCGTGCATAACATGCCGACCAGAAAATCGCTCACCGCTTTACTCCTCGGCAAGACCCGCATTCGCATTTGCGCGGCGCGCAAGCGGCCATCTTACGAGGGAGATATGCACCCTGCCCCCGATCGGCCTTTATCCTCTCGACAAGGTTGTACAATTCGGCCTTAGCGAAAAGGTAATTTTCCAGCACGAGGTCGGTTTCACTCATGCGGGCACCATCCCGAACAACGTCCGCACAACCCAGACCGATGCGGCTACCTTTAGAAACAAGGTGAAGGCCCCTACCGCCCCGAAAATACTCATCGCCAAGGATATTGACCCGAACCAAACGACGAGATTTTCCCAGACGGTACGTGGACGACTAGGCGTGGCCCAAGCACGGGCGAGCCATAAAACATTTCGCCCAGCCCAGCAGAATTGATTGAAATTTCGGAGGTACCGCATGCCCAGACTATATCACGGACCGTAGAGCGCCGGCAACCCGCTATTGTGCGAGAAGCGTATCTGGTTGTTCGCCGTCGAGAGGAAACCCGAAGGACTTGCGAGCACTTGCGGGAAAGTATTTGCGAGGCCCGTCGGCAAAGTATTTTGCGACGTGTGCCAAGTCGCCCCCGCATCGACCGAGAAGATCGCCTGGTATTGCCCTGCGAAAGGGCCTCCTTGCTCGACGTTCAAGGCGCAGATGCAACCCGCGGCCGTCGCGGCTAGGCCGTAGACGTTCGTCGCGGAGAAAGACGTGACTTGCTGCCAGTTTATCCCGTCCGGCGACGTGTAGATGAAGGCGTTCGAACCGCCGGAGATCGTCATGAGCACGAAGAGCCCGTCCGCCGGAGAGTAGCAAAGCCCTGAGGGGGTTTCGGTCGTGTGCCCGGTGAACGGGGTGGCGGATCGCGTGGTAAAGGACGTGCCCGTCGCCGAAGTCGCGTAGGATGCCGGCAGAGAAGCTCGGGGGATGCAGACGATCACGGACCCGTTATTCGCGGTCATGAGCGCCGTGCCGGCAATCGCGGGGCCTAGAAACGAGGTCCACGTACCACCTGCGCCGCCGCCGAAGGGGGCATAGAACCCGATCATGGTCGAGTTGGTCACGGCCGTGCAAACGATGTAAGTCCCCTGGTAGGTAAAGATTTGTGAGTCCTTGTAGGTGCCGGAGCCCGCATCGGTAACGACCGCCGACCACGCGCCGCCGGCCGTGCAGCGCTGGATCAGGAGCGCCCCATCGGAAAAGCGAATAGAAGCCCCGAAGTAGTGCGAGGCGTCGTCCGTCGCCGAGACGAACTGAACGCCCGCGGTGTTGCCCGTCGAGACCGAAGCGAAATCGCTTTCGCCAAATCCCGACGTCGAGAGCACATCCGAGGCTGAGACGTTGTTTACGGCGCAGACGAGCCATTTTCGGATCCACGGGTCGTAACCCCCGCCCGTGTAAGCCACGTAGGCAGTACCCCCCAGCGTATTAGGCATGAGGGGGCCCGCGGCGGCCCACGACACCCCTGGCACCGAGACCCCGGCGACCGAAGCGAGATCCTTTTGGTTCAAGAGCCAATTCATCTCCTGAGCCGCGATCGGCACGCCAGGCGTGAAAAAAGCGTACCCAGGGGAGACTTTCGTCGGCGTGGCGCTCCAAGGGTTGCCACTGACCGGGTAATTTGCCGTCTGCGACCACAATACGGGCATGGGCCTATTTTATCCTTCTAGCCGCACTTGACGAGGGTCGAGGCGACCGAACCGGGGGTGTAGGTGGCGGTACCCGTGCCGGCCGTCACCCCGGCGGGTCCGGTAATAGGGACAGAGACTACTATATGGGTCAGAGCGGTAGCGATATTGGCTAGCTCGGTCGCGACCTTACTCGCCAGCGCCACCGCATCCGAAGCAGGGTTGCCCAGGTCAATCTCCGAACCCGAGATCTTGATGAGGGCGCTCGACCCGTCCTTGCCGATAACGAGCTTGCCCGCGTCGGCCGAGGCGATCGGCGCGGTGTCGGGGGCGCATACGGGAATCGCGAATGCCGAATCCCCCGTGTGCCGGCCGGTCCAGTTGGGGTTGACCACCGTATTCCCGTTGCTTTGACGCCACGTGTCATAGCTCAGATCGGTGAAACACACCAGCACTGTGTCGTTCACGGCCGGCGGAACCCAGACGATGAACCCCCCGGCCTTGATGGAGCAGAACGGGATAGACCCAAGCGCCAGGGGAGACTCGAACGTCGTCCCAGTCGACTCGTCGAAGAGCGGGACCGAGGTAGCTAGTTGGACGTCGACAAACTGCCCCTTGACCGCCGTGACCCAACCCACGGCAATTTTGCGGATATCTTCAAGGATCGCGTCCTGGAGATGGTTGCATACTTCGCCGAGGTCACGTTCAAGAGGCATATTTCTCACCTTCAAATTGCACGTACCAATTTAGCCCGCGCACGGATCCGTCCCAGTGGCAACGGTTGATCCGGTAGTCGCCGCTATAGAACTCGCTGTCTACATGCACCAGACCCCCCGGAACCAGCCCCGGGGTAATAAGCATCTTGGCGCTAAGCAAGCCGTGGGAGTCCACGGTGGGGGAATCTATCATGCCCGTGTCGACGGAGCATAGCACGGCGTTGGTGCGAGTAAGGGCACCTTGCTTGATGATTTGCAGGTTACCGTTCTGGATGGACCACTCGAGCCCGGCCGATCGGCAAAAATCCGTCAGGCGGCGAGCGGCGCTGCCCGACACGGCCGAGGCTGAAAAGTTGTAGATCCCGCTCTGGGCGATGGCCGTCTGGGCCGCTTGCAGGTTCCCAGTACCCACGCCAAGAGCCTGGGCGATGTAGGTCAGGGCAGAGGCCACGGGAATGTAACCGCCGGGCCCCGTGGCGCAGCGGGCCTTCATAGCCTTGTCCCCGTCGCCCGCCTCGAGATGCGTAACCCAATCGGGGCCAACGCGCTCGGTCCACGCGGCGCGGCATTCCGAGAAATAGATTTGCTCGAGACCCCCCTGGTAGCCGGCCGAGAGCGACACGACGAGGTTGGTCTTCGGACCGCCGTCGAGCGCCTTGCGACTGCTTTCCGATAGGTTGTACACCTCGATTTTGCACACGTTTGGGTGCTTCATCGCCAGCGAGCGCCGGACCGAGAAATCGATGTCAAAACCCGAGACGTCCAGGCCGGGGGTATCGTTGAAGGCCGCTTTGACCGCCGGGGGCGAGCCGGGGGCGCTGACGACGAGCTCGACTTTGCGCCCGAAGAGCGACGCGCCGGGGGAGCTCACGGCAGCAGCGCGAGCGGATCGCGGTTGGCGTCGAGGTTGGCCGCTTGCATATCGACTTGCGGAATGTACCAGAGAGTGGCGCGCTGGCCAATGCCTAGCTCTCCGAGGCCCGGGGAGGCATCGTTCGCCCCGTAGGTCTGGGCAATGAGCTCGCCTGGAGGCATGCGGGTATCAATAACGTTTTGAAGCAGCAGCAAGTTCGAGACGAGCTTGATCCCGCCGTTGAGCACGGTGCCGAGAGCGTCGGCAACGATCAGATAATATACATTTTCGCGCTGGTTGTAACGAAATCCGAGCGTGTAGTCGACTCCGTCTAGCGTCGTTACTTGATCCCAGTGCGGCGTGTCCGTGCGCGTGGGGATGGCGACTATGGTCATGGCGTCCCCAAGGTAGACGGCGCGGGGCCGACGGAGGTGGTTGGAACGCCGTTCACGGCGGCGTGGAAGATGCTCTGCTTTGCGGGCACCACCGGGGCCTGAGCGCCGTCGTTCACCGGGGGCGTCGCGTGAACCTGCGGGGGCGCTGGCACGGGGGCGGCCACCGAGGCCGATTGCACTATTCTAATCTCCTGGAGCTCGAGAGAGAAGTTGGCACTCCCCCCCTGCGCAGTCGTGCGGTCGAAGTGAATCGACCGGAGGACCATGTTCTTGTACGGCCCCTTGTGAGGCGCAATGACCGTGATAAGCGTGGCCTGATCACGGAGCGACGTCAGGACTTGCAAAGCCTCGGCAACGAACTTGCGCGGATTGCCCCCTGCGATCTGGTCTACGGTGACCGAATAGTTCGTCGGGTCCAGAAAGTTGCGATCCGCAGGGTATTGAATCGTGAACGGGCCTGACCCGAAGAGCACGTCCGTCGCGGCGTCGAGCACCCCGGCCGGCGAGAGCAGTGGGGCGAGCGCGGGCGTCGGGGGGTAGATGACGGGCGGGAGGCTCCCGGGAGGGTCCGGGCGAGGCTTCATGTTGCCGGGGTCGGCGTAGGGCTGGAGAGTGAGCGGCGAGCGCGTGAAGGCGTCTTGCTGGCTTATGAGCGCCCCATTAGACGAGAAGTTAGGGTCAGTGCGCCCGATGGGGGTGTCGGAGATGATCCCTTGGATGGAGATGTGGATCGGGTTGGGGCGAACATGGTCGGCAACGTTTATCCCGCTCTCGACCGGATGGACGGTCACCTCGGAGGAGATGTCGTGCCCTTCGTGCAAGACCGCATCGAACGTGAGCTCGGAGAAGGCCGTGTTGCCGAAAACGATCGGCTCGCCCCAGGTGAGGTAAATAGGTACGCTGCGATCCTCGACGGTCATAGCCCGCCCACCGCGCCCATGGCGTTGCGCGACTGCGTGGCCGCGTGGTTCTTGAGCGCCCTTTGAACAACGGGGTCAAGGTCCGATGCGATCTTCTTCGGGCTCGGGTGATCGCCGTAGAAGTGGGCGTTGATCACGACGGGGGGGATAGCCGTCGCCCCGGCGTCGGGACGTTGCGAGCCTGCGATCGTCTGCTGGCCTATCTGCATGACCCCGGGCGCAGCGGCGGCGGCGTCGAACGCCTTGCGCTGATCGTCTTGCGCGGCAGCCCCCGTGCCGGGAAGATGGAGGGTTTCAGCGATGCGATTGCCCAATTTCATGTAGTCGCCTTTGAGACGCTCCCACGCGGGCTTATCGGTGGTCTGCGCCAACATCGCGACATCTTGAAGAAGCTTAGGAGTAGAGATCAGAGTATCCGTCAGGCTTTGAAGCAGCTCGATAATGTGTACCACGCCTTTTTCCAGCGTCGGCAACACGTGCTTGGCCATCGTCTGCCCGAAGGATTCTCCCGCGGCGCTTGACCCAAAGATGGCGTCTCGCACCCGATCCCACGAAGCTTTGAGGGAATCGACAAATGCGGTAGATCCACCCTTACCGTACATCTGATCAAGAACGTCACCAATGACAGACTCGTCCCCCTGGAATAGCGCAAAGATATCATCGAAAATGCCGTACAGCGCCGTCGCGCTTGCAACGATGCCGAGAATGACCGGATTCGAGACACCGAGCAGGCCTTGGAGTATGCCCCAAGCTTTGGTAACCGAGGCGATCCCGACGACGATCCCCGCCAGGGTCGTGAATACGGGCAGCGAATCGAAGGCCGTCAGGTGCTTGTTCACGTCGAGGACTTTGATCCCCAAGTCGGTAAACATGACCGCCGTGCGCTTCAGGCCTGGGATGAACCCGTTCGCCAGTCGGCTCAAGAGCCCTTCGCCCACGGTCTTTAGCCGCACCTCTTCGACCTGGAGCTCGCGCGCTCCTTTGATGAACTCAGGCGCGATGCCTCCCCCGAGCCGGGCCAGGTCAGCGAATTGCTTTCGCAGCACGTCGCCGCCTTGCAGGAGCATCGGCAAGGAGCGCGCGCCCCCGCGCCCCAAGACCTGCATCGCAATCTCCGTGGCCTTGCCCTGGTCGCCTACAGCCTTGAGCTTGTCGGCCAGGTCCACGAAGACGTCGACCACGGGGCGAGACTTGCCGGCAGCGTCCTTGAGGTTGATGCCCAGACCTACGAGCTCCTTCGCGCCTTTGGCCCCAATACCCTTCGTACCGAGCGATCCGATGGTGCGATTCAGGAAGCGCAAGGCGCTGTCGACAGCCCCGATTTCGGTATTGCTCTCCTGAGCAGCTAGGTGGAACTGTTGCAATCGGTCGGTAGAAACGCCTAAGATTCGGCTGGTTCGGTCGAGGGTCAGGGCCATGTCCATCTGCCCTGCCACGAAGTTTTTTATGCCTTCGATGATGAAGCCCCCGGTTAGGGCCTGACCAAAGTCCTGGAGCCCTCGCAGGATCTTCGCCAGACCCGCGCCACTATCATTCGTGTCCGTCCCCCCGGCCATTTCCTTGATCGGGTTGCGAATCGAGTCTAGCTTGCCCTTCAGAGCGTCAAGCTGAGCTGATTTGATGTCGAAGCGCAGAGCCGCTTCCAGCTTCTTGGCTTCGAGGCTGGCCGCCCGCAACGCCGCATTGACGTCCTTGATCTTTCCAGCGCCCTGTACCTGGACCTGGAAGATTGCTAGAACGTCACGTAGGGCCATTTTTAGGGGTCTGCTGGTCTAGGATGCGTAGGGCTTGGCGTAGGTCGTCAAGAGACCAGTAGGTCTCTACTTCGTAGAGGGTTCCGAAACCTGCGGCGACGACACGCCAAATCGGGCTAGTATCGCCGGCAGATCGCTCACTATCGCTAAAAAAAGTGAACCAAAGTTCACCTCCACGCAGAATAGTACCCAGAGCAGAAGCTCCCCGTAGTTGGCCTCGAAATGCGACTCGAAAACGTTGGCGACGAGGGGAGTCTTTCCGTTCCCGGTGTCGAGGGTCGAGAGCTTGCCGAAGGTCTGGCAAAGAAACAGGAGATCCTTTTCGTCCAGTTTGGCCAGCGAAGCGCTGTCCGGGGCCATGCCCTTGAACATGTTCACCAGACGGGCCGTGACGCCCAGGCCCTGCGTGGTTCCAAGGGGGGTGCAGGTGTACGTGACGCCGTTGATTTCTCGGGTCTGAGGCTCTTTCATACGTCTGATTTTAGGGCTTGCACCCGAAAAATGCAAGCGCTAAGCTATCGTAATGGTACGCGAAGAAGAACTCACGCAAGAGGACCTAGAGATCTTGGAGGACCTCGGGTTCGTGGAAAAGACCTCCGACGGGTATTACCGCTTCAAGTATTCCGAGCCGGGCTGGTTAGTTGCCGCCATCGAATCGGATTAGGTCAGAGCACTCCAGGTGCCACTCGCGCGGGCCGGGCTCGTTAGCGAACTGGACATCCGGGGCCTGGGCTATCCAGCAGTGCTGCGCCGTGTAAAGCGACGTGCCGAGGCGATCTTTCACGAACATGATCCCGATGCCAGCGCCGTTGTGAGCGAGAATGTCAATGTTATTGATTCCGCTCAGCTTAGCATTCCCTGAGGACGATTGGCCGAGCATGACCGTAATCTTGGCGTGCCGGGTCAGACTGGGCGCGCGCGTGACCTCACCGTCCGCCCCGATGTAGGTATTATAGTCCGGGTGCGTCTGCTCAATCTTCAGGAACGCCCCATCGGCGAAACCTGAATCAATGATTGCCCCCATGAAGATCATGGAGACCTGCGAGGCGTCGTAAACTCGAGTCGTTTGGGACACTTAGAGGCTCCTGTTAGGACGTCACAACGCCCGAGATGGTAATCGAGTTGATAGCCCCGGCGAGCTTGGCCGAGAAGGTCACGTTGGGCAGGTTACGCGCGGCCCTGTTGATCGCGTTGACCGAAGCCGCCAGCGGCGCGCTGACGTAGGGCGCGGGGTTCGCGGAAAGACCTCCGACGAGCACTCCTGCTTGTAGCACGCCGCCGATGACCCCTCGCACCGCGTCGATGCCTGCATCGGTGAATGGGACCTTGTTCGAGTTCGCGAGCAGGAAGAGGAGCTGGACCTGGATCTGGTTGGTGAGCCAGTCGACCAGGCGCGGGATGTCGACGCCTTCGCCGAACGACACCATCCCGAACTGGGTCAAATTTAGGCCTGCGACCGGGGTGTAGACGTTGCCGTTCTTGGCCTCTACCGCGTGAATAGCGTTGGTGTTGAGGTTGTCGGCGGGAACGCTCGCGATCGTCTTGAAGGCCCAGTTTTCCGAGCCCGGGTTCGACGGGAAGTTGACCGCCATGAGGCCGGCGGCCGAGTAGCTCATATTTTGCGTGCCAGAGAAAACGTGATACGTGTGCGTGTACGCGGCCGTCTTTGCCAGGTACATAACGTCCGTGGTCGACGCCGGATCCGTGCAAGCAGAATCCGAAACGGTCGATCCGTACAGCTTCTTGTTTGCCTCGGCGAAGACCGAAGCCAAGGCAGCCTCGGCGGGGGAGTTCCAGTCGAGCAGCAGGCCGTACCAATTGGTGTCGTAAAGGTTGATCGCCGCGAGGTCGGCCGCGAGTCCGGGATCGGCCGTCGTATCTTGGTAGGTGACCAGAGCACCTAGTTGGCAAGGGCCGGCCGCGGGGAAGACGACGTTGACGAAACTGCCCGCCGTGCAAGTCATCGTCAGGGTGCCGGTAGCGTTCGTGGTCGTCACGCCCGTCAGGGCGAAGGCCGTGATCAGGGTATTGATAGACGCGGCGTCCGTCGTGGGCACACCCGTAGATTGGTAGGCGATGGGGTGCAAAACGCCGCCGGGGGTGGACAACGAGAAGTTGTACATGTCCGACGTCGACGTCGAGTGCAGCGTGAGCTTGACCACCGGGGCGGTCTTGTTCGCGCGCCGGCCGACCTTGAAGAACGGGACCGTAGGTTGCTGCGAGAGCAGGACTTGCGCGCAGAGGTATACAGGGTCCGTGACGGGGCAACCCGCCGCCGTGAGGTCACTCAGGGCCGAATACTCCGCAACCAGCGTAGTCTGCCAAGAGGCAATCGCCGCAATCAACGGTTCGCCGAACCCTTGCTGCGTCGGCCCGCGAGCGCTGACCGAGATGGAGACGTTGGCGATATCGGAAAGAGGCATCGCAGCTATTTTACGAGCACTAAAATGCGGCGTGCCCAGAAAAGCGAAGACGAAAGCGGGCGGGAAGTATTCGGGACTTAGCCAGGCCCGCGCCGATAACTTCACCGACGGGCTCATAGGTAATTCGCAGGTTCAACTCTCGGGCTCCGGTGGGGGGTTTCAAAACCCCCTGACCGGCTTGGGCACCTTCTCCCGCGACAAGGTGCTGCAAGGCAGCTATATCCAGCCCGTTCGTATTCCGGACCCCGAGCTGAGCGCGCTCTTCAACGGCAACGATCTGGCGCATCGCATCGTCGCCCTGCGCCCTAAGGAGATGTTTCGACGCGGCTACACCTTGACTATCACTGACCCGAAGGGGGTGGCGACCGGGGGACAGCCGACGCAAAGCGAGCTCGCCAAAGACGTCACCAAATACGCCACCGCGCTCGGGGCCGACACGAAGATAAAGGAGAGCTTGACGTTTGGGCGCCTCTTCGGGGGCGGGCTTATGATCATGGGGTGTGACGACGGCCTCGACCCGTCGCTGCCGCTGAACGAGAAAAACATCCGTTCTATCAAATACTTGAACTTTACGGATCGTCGGTTCTTGTTCGCACGGACGTATTACGGCAACCCCTTCGCCCCAAACTTCGGCGAGGTCGAGACGTACCAAGTCACGAATATGTTCGGCGACCAGCAATTCAACGTGATTCACGAGTCGCGCGTGCTGCGCTTCGACGGCGCGCCGGTCGAAATCTTGCTGCGCCGGCAACTCGCGGGCTGGACCCTATCCGTTTTGCAGGCCCCTTACGACGCCCTAAGGATGTTCGACTCGAGCTTTCAGGCCGTAGCGAACTTGATGACCGACATGGCGCAAGCCGTGTTCAAGATGAAGGGCCTTATCGAACAAATCACCAGCGGGCGATCGACCGAGGTCATGACCCGAATGGGCATGGTCGACATGATGCGGTCGTCGGCGCGCATGCTCTTGCTCGATGCCGATGGGGAGGAGTTCGAGCGCAAGCCTACGCCGATGAGCGCTGTCCCCGAAACGCTGGACCGCTTCATGATCCGCATGGCGAGCGCCGCTGAAATGCCCGTCACGGTGCTCTTCGGGCAAAGCCCCGCGGGCCTGAACGCCACGGGAGAGGCCGACTTCAGATCGTTTTATGACACGGTCGCGGGCGAGCAGAAAAGCGTGCTGGAGCCTAAGCTGCGCCGGCTGTACAACCTCATCTGCCTAGCGAAGGATGGCCCGACCGGAGGCCAGGCGCCACCCGGGGATCTCGAGTTCTGCTGGCACAAGCTCTGGGAGCCCAACGAAAGCGAGCTCGCCAAGATCCACCTAGCCCAAGCTCAGGCGGACGACTTCTATATCCAGAACCTAACTCTCACCCCGGCAGAGGTCGCGCTGAGCAGGTTCCGCGGCGGGCAATTGTCGCTGGAAACGGAGATCGATGTCAAGTCCAGGCAGGAGATTTTGCAGCACGCCTTGAATAACCTCCTGACTACGGCTAAGATGCCCCCTATCCCGGACACCGTTCCGGGCCAGGCGCCGAACCAACAGGTTCCCGCTGTAGGGATGCCACACACACCGCAATATGGCGCAACGCGCGATCCGAGTTCAGGGCGAGGTCAGGGGTCATGAAAAGGGCACTTTTCTGGTTGCTTCTCTGGTTTATCGTAGGATGCGGGCACACCGGGGTCTTCAAAGGACCTGGTGGAGTTATCGCTAACCCTAGGATACATTTGGTCTTCTGGAGCGATCCGCTAGCCGATACTATTTCAGGCGATATACAAGCGGCGTTGGCCGGGGGGATGCTTGACCGCTTGGCCGAGTACGGCGTCGGCCCCGGGGAGTTCGTCGCGACCCATTACGCAGACGTATCGTTTCCTGCGCCCTACGATGACTTGGCGCTGCTTCAGGAGTTGGGCAAGGAGATGGACAGCGGCCTAGTGGAGACGCCGCTGGCGGGCGGCCAGGATATCTACGTCCTATTTCTACCCCCCGCGGGGACGAGTGTGATCTTGACGGCCGAACACGCCTCGGGCTATCACGCTGCGACGACGCACAACGCCACACCTTACTATTACGCGATGGTGCAAAGCGGCCCCCGGCTGCAAGAAGACGTCGTGGCCTCCCACGAGATTTACGAAGCGGCGACGGACCCAGACGCGGCGTCGTGGCGCAATTGGCCGTCTCTCGAAGAACTGGCGGACATGTGCGAAGGTGATCTGGAGATCATAGGGGGCGTGACCGTCGAGCAAGTTTGGAGCCAGGTAAAATTGGCTTGTGAGTAACATTCTATTCAAAACGGGCAAGCAGAATCTAGGGAGCAAGCTCCTAAATCTTGCCTCGGGAGGGGACACCCTCAAGTCGACGCTGCTGAACATGTCGACGGCGGGCGGCAAGATCGCGCTCATCTCGAGTTCGACCAACGCCAGCCCCATCGTCGTTACGACCACGGGGGCGCACGGTTACAACACGGGGGACATAGTTGTCATAGCCGGCCACACGACGAACACGGCCGCCAATGGCACTTGGAGGATCGCCGCCGCCTCCGGCAGCGTCTTTTCTCTGACGACCCTTCTGGATAGCGTGAACTCGACTGGCAACGGCGTAGGGGCCACCACGGGCTGGTGCATCGACATTACGACGGCGGCGGTGCTTAGCGACATCTCGGCGAACACGAACGGCACGGATGCCACCCTGAGCAGTCAGACCATGACCGGCGACGTCTTCAACGCGGCGGCCTGGACGTACACGAGCTTGTCGGCGACCCAGGTAAGCGCGCTGGCGATTTACGACAACACCGCCTCGAACGACCTGATCGCCTTCATCGACGGGCGTATCCAGGTGTACGTCATCACGCAGGCCGTCGCCACGAACACTTCGATCGCGGTCGCGCGCCTGCCGGCCATCATCCCAAACGGCACGGTGGTTGTCTTCTCGAACGGGCAGAGCGCGACCCTCACGGCTCAAGCGAACGTGGGCGACACGTCGCTGACCGTCTCGTCGCTCGGCGGCACGGTCACGCGGCAGGCGACGGCGGACGTCTACACGCAAGGCATCGGTCTTCCGATGACACCTGGCGCGGGCGGATCGCTGCAATTCACACCTGATTCAGGCGTCAATAAAGTCCTGGTGATTTGATGGCCCAGCCCCCTTTCTACGTGCAAACGCTCGTTTCGGCGCGGGCGAGCGGGACGCTATTCAATACGTATACGACGGCCAAGTCAGTTATCAACGTCCAGGATTTGACGCCGATCCCCGGAAACTATTTCCAAGTAGGCTCCAAGATCCGGGTGCGCGCGTGGGGCGGTCTGTCAAACATCGTGACGACCCCTGGCACCGTGACGTTTCAAGTCATGATGGGGGCCGTCGCGATCTATTCGACCGGCGCGCTTCAAATGACGACGACAGCAAACACGCTTTCGCCGTTCATGCTCGAAGCGACGTTGCGAATGGCGACGGTAGGCAGCAGCACGACGGCGACGTGGCTTGGGGGCGGCATCGTGTCGGCCCTGAATCTTTCGCTCTCGGCTGGAGCCAATCCTACCTTGACTAACGGTGTTCTGGCCGCGCCAGCAGGTGCGCCGGCCGCTGGTACCGGATACGACTCGACGACGCAACAGGTACTCGATTTCTTCGTCGGCTTCTCGATCTCGAACGCTGGCAACGGCGTCCAGATCTACAACTACGAAGTCGAGCAGCTAGCGGCGTAAATGCCCCGTATCGGGCCGGTCGCTCCGGGGAAACCGATCCCGGTTTTACTCGGCACCGGGGTACTCACGCCGGACGCGGCCCCGGTCGTTCCCGTCATTCTAGGCACGGGGATCGACACGACCGAGGTCTTCGGCGCGGTGCTGCTGCTGGGCGTGCTCATTCCTTCGGGGGTAGAAGTCACACCCTACGGGACGGCCCCCACCGCACTGCCCTCCGGCACCCTCACGGGAATCCCCTCAGCCGAAGCCCTCGGGGCCGGGGCGACGTTGCCCTCCGGCACCCTCACGAGCGTTCCATCGACCGAGGCCTTCGGTGCGGGCGCGGCGCTGCCGATCCTCGTCGTCGCCCCCTCCGGCATCCCCTCGACCGAGGCCTTCGGGGCCGGGTCGACACTGCCCGCCGGCACGCTCACGGGAATCCCTTTCGCCGAGGACCAACTAGGCACCCGCACCAAGGCCGTGCAGAACGTAGCCCCCTTCGGTCTTACCTCTACCGAGGCCTTCGGCGCAGGGGCGCCCTCTGGCGTGCTCGCGCCTTCGGGGGCACCTTCGACCGAGGCCTTCGGCGCGGGGGCGCCGTCTGGCGTGCTCGCCCCGGCAGGTATATATACCAACGAGGTCTTCGGCGCGGGGGCGCCGTCTGGCGTGCTCGCCCCGTCAGGTATATATACCAACGAGGTCTTCGGCGCCTCGGCCACCGTGTGGCAGGTAAAGCCCGCTGGCGTGCCTTCGACCGAAGCCTTCGGCGCGGGGGTCTCGCTCGCTATTAGCTCTATCTCTCCTGCGGGCATCCCTTCGACCGAGGCCTTCGGCTCAGGGACGACGCTAGCCCTGGGTACGCTCGCGGGCATCCCTTCGAGCGAAGCACTTGGAGCCCCCGCGACGGTCTGGCAGTTCAAGGTCACGGGTATCCCTTCGACCGAGGCTTTCGGCGCGGGGTCCGCGCTCGCGATTAGCACCATCTCGCCGTCTGGTATACCTTCGACCGAGGCCGTAGGCGCGGGGACGATGCTAGCTCAGGGCGCGCTTTCCGGCATCCCTTCGAGCGAGGGGTCAGGCGCGGGGGCCGCCGTGTGGAAGATCGCCGTCACCGGCATCCCATCGACCGAGACTTTCGGGGCCGGAGTCGCCGTCGCGGGGATGGCAGGCATCTTCCCGTTCGGGGTCGAGTCTACCGAGGCCTTAGGGGCCGGCAAGTTCGCCCGCGTAGAACCTTTCCGGGTCGTCATATTCGTAGACGATCATAGAGATTAGGGGGCGTTGGTGTTGCACACGGCCGAAGTACCAAGCCTAACGCATCCGATCGTTGCGCCAAGCACCGTGTCAAGATTGCTCGCCTGAGTCGACACGTTGCAGGATACGGCGCCCCCAGTCGCGGTCTCCAGACATCCGTGATTGAATTGCACGGCCGTCAGGTATGTCCAGCCCCCGGGAAATGTGATCGCTGCCTGGCCGGCGCCCGATGGGTAGATGATCGTTCCGTTCGCGCCGGCTGCGAGCGCTCCCGGTCCCCATATTGTGGATGCGGCCGAATTGGCAAAAACCGATCCGTTTATTATCTTGTCCAACGCACCGCCCCAGTACACCGAAGTGAACTGCACAAGTCCGCTGAACTGGGCGTTAGTTACGATGGTGTCCCCCTGCAAAAACACGTTCGTCATACTGGGTTGAATGAACTGGCCCGCTACTACGACTATTTCTTTGGCCGGTAATGATTCTAATCCGTTGATGTTGAACCGCGCCGCAAAGGGGAACGTCGAGACGTTGCTTACGATCCCGCCCGCCCTGGATCCATGCGTCCCAACCACCTGCACGAACGAACCGGAACCGAGAACGTAAACCTCTTGGATGGCCGAACCGTCCAGAGTAACTTGCGCCTCACCCTGGTCGCCATTGCCAAAGGCTCCGTCTATTCCCTGGTCAATGCAAACATCCACAAGGGTAGCGCGCGTATCAGGAGTGTCTCTCAGATCGCCCCATACCGGATGCCACGTTTTCAGGTTGATGCAAGGCACCTGATAAACTGTGTACGAATCACCGTTAGCCCAGGCGTTACCCGTTAGACCAGGCACATACGGGACTTGCGCAGTGGGTACGGGATTTGAAACGTTGAACGTTGTTCCGCTTGACAACGTGTTTAGCCATGCGGTCGTTGCCCGAGTATTGTTGTAGACGATCTCCGGGCCCACGGTGAGCCCCACGCCGAACGTAGCCTGAGCTAACGTCCCGCCACCGGATTTAGAGATCTGCGTAACGCCGCTGAGAGTGCCGGTTTGAATCGTGTTAGACGCATTGAGGAGCCCGCGCACCGCGAATTGACACCCGTTTTCGACGCGCGGCTCGATGTAGACCTGATCCACTTCGGGAGCTTGACCCGACATTACCCAAATCGTGGTCGCGCCGTTGGGGCAGGTCAGAAGCGGTTGCCACGTACCCCAACGCTGGTGAATCTCGTCGAAATGGCGCAGCGGGTGGGTTGCGTCGGCCCCCGTGTTCGCGTCGTTTGCCAACCCCGTAACGTTGGCCGGATCGACGTACCAGTTGGCTTGACCCCACCAGTATTCGACCCGAGGCTTGCGAGCCGGGATGGCCGCGATCATCATGATCGCCAAAAACAGCAGCAAGAAAAAAGGTATTCGCTTTTTCATGAGAGTTGCAACCAGCGGTTTAGTGAATACGAAGCCGTCAGCGAAAGCACCTTGCCCACGTCGCTCACGTACACCGTTCCCGTCGTCGTCGCGCCGGGGTTTTGCGGGTCGCTGATCGAAGCGCCACCCGAGGGTACAATTTGAGCAGGCACCGGGAACGAGGTGCCGCTAAACTGGAAGATGATCTCTGAACCATCGTACCCGGCGACGATCGGCGGAAGTGGTAGGATTTGGGCCGACGATCCCGTGGAGTCGACTATGTAAATGGTCTGAATCGCGGCGACCGAGAGCCCCACATTGGCCGGGACGAAGACTGTCCCGCCGATAAAGGGCTTGGCCGGGGGGTTTATGATGGTGATCAATTGGCCGCCATTGGTGGAGGGGGTGTTGACGGGGTTGCCGTCAGAAAGGAGCGTGCCGGACACATCGGCGGTCTGGATAAAGCCCGCGCCGCCGTAGGGGTCAAGTACGATGTTGTTTGCAGCGTTGAATGTGATATCGATCAGCGAGACGTTCACCGCGCGTTCGTTCGACACGTAGTCCATCGCGTTGGAGCCCGCGTTGCTCGAGTACGCCAGGCCGAGGTAGTTCAGCGCCGTAGAGCTCGACGGGAGCTGCAACAGCGACACGATCCGGTTCAAGATTTCGGACGACTCGATCGATCGGTTGTAGGTCTCGCAGCGAAACGAGATGGTGATTTCGCGCCAGCCTGCCAGGGCGTTGTCCCGATAGTCGTCACGGCCCTTGGTCGTCAACCGCTTCACGCGAAGCTTCACGCACGCGGCGTCGGCCGGACCGATGAAGGGGTTAGGGTCTAGGGTCCAGAGAACGTTGCCGGGCGTAGTCAGGCCCGAGAGACTAAAGATCAGCGAAAGGAACGGGGTCTTATTTAGGGTCGGCCCGCCCGCCAGGAGCAGGTCCATGAAGGCTTGCGACGACGCTAAGCCCGTGCCGGTGAAGTTGAGCGCGCTCACTTGTGATCACACTTCAGCCCCGTGTGCGTCTGGAGGCAGCGAATGCAAAATCGAAGGTCGAAGTCGGGCAGTAGGACGCGGCGAAGCGCGGTGTGCCCCCAAGAGAAGTGCGCCCGGTAGGTCTTGTTCGAGGCAATCATCTTGAAGTGCTCTAGCTGGCGCTCGGGGGTCACGGCGTCAACCTGTAGGCTAGGGCGTCTCGTAGTTGTCCGGTCTCGACAAGCGTCTGGTCGTGGCCCTTCTTCTGAAAGGTCGTGATCGAAAGAGGCGGGGGCGTGTCGATCATCTCCTCCTTGATCCCCGCGACCGCGAACCTACCGGCCGAGCGAAGCGCGTCGGTCAGGGGCATCACGGTTCGAATCGCTTTGATGAGACCTCCCTTCAAGACCTCGGCCATGTCGGCCTCATGGCGATCCATCCAGCCCGAGATGAAAGGGCGCTCGGGCACGGTCGGGGTGCCGTGCTCCATCCAAGCGCACACGTCGCCGACCGTCGCTCGCCCCGAGCCGTGCGGGGCCTCCGCGGCGGCACCGAAGACCCCCACTTCGAGGTTCGGAATCTTGCGACCGTCGAGCGCCTTCAAGAGCGAGGCAAAGCCGTGGTCGGTGTCTTTCAGCATACCCGGTAACCCGAGCTCGCCTGGATCTGGAGCTCCTTGTAGGTCTGGCCGTAGGTCGTGCGCATGTACCCGCGCGCGAGCGGGGACGTGATCATCTTGGCGTTCTGCCCGAAGGGCGATGCCGCGAGACGGTGCGCGGTCAAGAAGAACAAGCCTTCCTGGGCCGTAGGGCCCCAGATGACAGTGTCTATCTCGAGCGCGGCGGCGTTCAGCGCGGCGATTAGCTGCCCCGATCCGACGCCGACGAACTCTGGAAACTGGCCCAAGAACTGACCGAGCAGCGGATAATAGAAGGCCGTCAGCGACGAGGTAGACGTCGCCGTGCTGGATCCGGTGAAGTTCAGGGCGGGCATTTACTGGACGGTGGGCGGAAGGTCGACGAGCGGGGGAACGATCTCGGGGCGCTCGCGCTGCAAGATGCCGATCAGGTGAAGCTGTTGGGGTTCGTCTCCGAGCGCGATGACCTCCTTGATCAGGAGCCTAACCTCGCGCGCGCGGCGCAAGTCCCTTAGCGCCTGTTGAACGTTCCGGTGTGCCGCAATCTCGAGTCGTTCAACGAGCGTTCTCATGCTGGACATTTTAGGGTCTAGGCCGTATAAGTCAAGAATGCACGCCGTTCAGTTCGTACCTGACACGTTCGCCTATTTGAAAACGCTTCCCGATAAGTGCGTGGATGTGACTATTACCGACCCGCCCTATTCGAAGCACGTGCATGAAAATCTTTGCTCGGGTTCGCTCGTCGGTAAGAAGTCCGTCCCGAAGTACGAACTCGAGTTCGATCCAATCGGTGATTTCGCCTTTATTACCGACCTGTTACGTATAACGAAACGTTGGGTCGTCGTGTTCTGCTGCCTCGAAGATCTCGGCCGTATTAGCTATGTCGTCCCGGAGTACGTGCGGGGGTGCGTGTGGTACAAGCCCAATTCGATGGGGCAGCTCACGGCCGATCGCCCGGCGACGTCCTACGAGTTCATCGCGCTATTCCACCCCCAGGCGCCGAAGAAGCGCTGGAACGGACGAGGCTCTTACGGCATTTGGCAATGCAACGGCACGCGGGGTAAGAAGGACCGGCACCCGAACGAGAAGCCCGTGGCCCTTTGCTCGAAGCTAACGGCTCTATTTAGCGACCCAGGCGAGACTATCTTCGATCCCTTCTGCGGGTCGGCGGCCATTGGCGAGGCTGCTATATCCCTGAGCCGAAACTACGTCGGCCTGGACTTCGACCCTAACTGGGTCGACAAGGCCAGTGCCCGATTGACGTCCCCCCCGGCTACCTATACGGCCCGGACGGATGCAGACGCCTTGAAACTTTGCACCATGAAGGAGCTCGTGTAATGGCCTACATCGTAGTCGCGCTGGGCGGGTTGATCGAACGGGAGTACGCCGATGCCGTAGGGGAGGCGAAGCGCCTGGCGAACGAGACCGGCCGGACCTTCTCGGTTTACGATGCGAAGGGCGTGTTCACTGTAGACCCCGCCGTCTCGCCCCCTCCAAAGCGCCATGCATGATATCAACGTGCTCTGGACGTTCATAGAAATGCTTTGCTGGGCGTTCTTGTTCGTCTGGTGGGTCCCCTAAAATGGTGAGTGGCCAGACGATACGACGTTTTTACAATTGACGCTTTGGAGCGCACGCCCGGCGGTGCGCTCCGTGTCGAAGGCGCCCTAACTCGCACAGGGATCTTCACCTACCGAAACGCTGACGGTACCGAGAGGCGAGAGTATCGCCCCGATTCCAGCGTTTTCGATACGAAGGCCTTGGCGGGTTTTTCCGATGTCGCGGTCACCGTGGGGCACCCCCCGAACGGCGTCAACGCGGATAATTGGAAGGCTGTTGCGGTAGGAGAGACGGGAGAAGCCAAGCGCAAGGATGCGTTCATGGTTGCCCCGATCACGGTGCGCGACGCCGCGACGATTACCCGCGTCGAAAACAAGGAGCTCGTCGAGCTCTCTTGCGGATATGACATCGATTACGACGCGACGCCCGGGGTAACCCCCGAAGGCGAGCGGTACGACGGGGTGCAAACGAACATCCGTGGTAATCACGTTGCCCTGTTGCCGAAGGGGGAAGCACGCGGCGGATCGCGCTGCTCGCTGCGGTTGGATTCACTCGGGGACGAGGTTTTGGAAATCCCGAGTAAAATTCTTCCGATGACTCCCGAACAATTGGCACAATTGCAGGCCGACCTGAAGGCCGCGCAGAAGCGCGCCGATGAGGCCGACGGCCGAGTCGCGGTGCTCACTACGCAGCTCGCGACCGCGAACGACCCCAAGCGTCTGGATGCCGCGGTGACCGAGCGCGTTGAATTGCTCGACCAGGCGCGCAAAGACGGCGTGACGGTTGACGCAAAGGCTTCGCTTCGAGTGATTCGCGTCGCGATTCTCGAGAAGCGCGTCCCCGGGTTCCGGGCCGACGGTCTCAGCGACGACGCCCTGCATGGCGCCTTCGCGGTGACGGTGGCTTTGCCCCACCCCGCGCTGGCCCAGGTCGACGTGACCCAAGGCGGACGCGATGACGGCGGCGACCCGCTCGAGGCTGCGAAAAAGCGAGGGGCCGAAGCAGCCCGAAAAGCGTACGGCACCACTCCACACTTCGGCGGGAAATAAGCCATGCCCTCTATCGGTCAGCAATCCTACGGCATGTTTCAGGCGACGGCCCAAGTGGGCCAGTACGCCGACCTTGCCTACAACGTCATTACGACCTTCCCCGCGTTCGAAGTGATTCAGCCCGGCGTCGCTGTCGAGATTGCATCGGACAATCTTTCGGTGCGCCAGGTCCAAGGGACGAGCGCCGCGGAAGACGCCGGCACGCACATCTACAAGCGCATCTTGGGTTGGTCGGTCCTTCGCACGACTCGTCAAGGTTCGGGCGCCATCGGCGTCACGGGCTACGGCGTCGGCGGGGCAGCCTACCAGATCGGCGACATGGTTCCGGTCATGAGCCGTGGGCGCATCTTCGCGGCTTGGTCGGGCACTACGCAAGTGGCCTTCTCGCAGGCGATGAAAATCAATCACTCGAGCACCGTTGCGACCCTTCGCGGCACGGTGACCGATGCGGCCTTGAGCCAGGTCGCCGGCAGCGAAGTCAGCAACATCGGCCAATACGTCCAGGTCCGATACACCCTGTCCAACAGCGGCCCGATCATCCTTCTGGATCTCAACATGCCCGGCAGCCCTGGCTTCACTGGAGCCTTCTAAGATGCGCCTCGATTCAATCTGTCGCCAAATTCTCGCACAAGCGCAGTGCCGCACGGACGCCGCGTCGACGGCTACCTTCCTGCGAGATCTGACGTACATCTATGAACAGACGTACGATATCATCTACACCGATCTGTTGGCCCGGACGATTCTCTCGGTCGACGGTCGGCCTGGCCCCGGGGCTGCTACGGCAGCCTGGCGCCAGTTCGATCGCTTCGGAACGGTGAAGTTTGGTGATATGTCGGCCGAAGACGCTCCGAACGTTGAGATCGGCGGTGTCGAGTTCGAAACCCGGATCACTTCGATCCTCGGTTCGTACCAGTACACCTACCAAGATATCCGCGAAGCGCAGATGGCCGGTCTCCCGCTCGAGACTCGCAAGGCCGAGGCTTGCCGACGGGCCTTCGAGCAAGGCATCGAAGCTCTCGCGGTACTCGGCGACGCGGCTGCTTCGTACAGCGACGTTCAGAGCCGAGTCGGATTTGTGGGCTCTGGAACTGGCTTCGCTTCAGACCCGATCCGCTTCTACGGGTTCGCCAACCAGCCCAACATCACGAACGCGGCCGTCCCTGTCGGCACGCTGTACGCCGGCCTTTCCTCGGTCAGCGGATCGACGTTGCAGACGGGCCTAAACTGGACCCTCGACTCTACGCCGGTTGCGGCCATCCTGGCGGACGTCAACGCCATGCAGAAGGCGATCGTCAATATCACGCAAGGCGCGCACAAGCCCAACGAGCTCTACCTCCCCACGCCGATTTACAGCAAGCTCGGCACGCAGGCGCGCAGCTCGACGTTCACGACCGATTCGGTCCTGCAATACATCCAGACGCAAAGCCCCTGGCTCAAGAAGATCGTGCTCTGGCCGTCGCTCGATACCGCGGGCCTCAAGCAAGACAACGCCACCGCAGGCCCCAGGATCATGATGGCGGAAAACACCCCGACGAACTTCCAACTGATTATCAGCCAGGAGTTCGAGCAATTCCCCCCGCAGATGTTGAACTACGCCTTCAAGGTCCCCTGCCACATGCGTTGCGGTGGCGTGAAAATGCCTTACCCGAAGTCGGTGTGCTACCTCGACGGCGCGGCAGGCTAAGGAGTCATCATGGCAGCTCTTTCCGGCCTTTCGGCCTACCTCGAAGGCAAAGTCCTTTCTTGGATGTCGGGTACGGCCTTCCCCGCCGCCCCAACGAACGTCTTCGTCGCGCTCTTCGCCGTGAGCCCCGTGGACGGGAGCGCGACGGTTACCGGCACCGAAACGGATTACACCTCCTACGCCCGCGCGACGGTCGCCGCTGCGACGATCTTTTCGGTTGCTCCGGCGGGCATTCCGAAGTTCATCCAGAACCAGACCACGGTCACCTTCGCCACGGCGACGGGCAACTCGACCCTCCCTGTTGTGGCCTGGGGCATTTTCGACGCCCTCACCAGCGGAAACCTTTTGATGTACGGTCCCGTCGGGACACCCCAGTCGGTCGCCAGCACGCAAACGCCAACCTTCAACGCGAGCACGCTAACGCTGACGGTGCAGTAATGCCGGTCTCCATCTTTCGCCCGGACACTCGCGGCGATTCGCACATGCACGACTTCAAGGGCGGCACCGCGCGCGCGATGGAGGCGACGCGGGCCGCGATGCTGTCGAACACCCCCGACTCGCATAAGAACGCATCCGACGCTCACAAGGACGCGGCTCGCATGCACAAGGACGCGGGTCACGGTTACATGCAAGACGAACACAAGGCCATGGCAGAACATCATGACTGCATGGCCTCGGGATCGGCGAAGGTCTAAATGGCGGCGGAAAACTTTACGGGCACGGCCCTCGCAACTTCTAGCGGCAAGAACGCTTCTCCGGCGAGCGGCGCGAGCATGCTTCCCGGCTCGTTCTACGCGAGCGACGGGCGAGGCTGGGGCCTCACGATCAACAGCAAGACGGGGCTCTGCGGCCTGGTCAAGTCCGGCGCGAACTTCGGCGGCCTCTTGACCCGATACGACATGAACTCTTTGCGGAACCTGCTCGAGACGATTCTTGCGGAAGTGTCTAGCCCCACCTAAAATAGGGGCGTGTCCGATCTGCTGACCCAATCGAACGGGGATCTGAACCTCGCGTCTGGGAATCTCCAGGTCGTCACGGACATCCCTACGATCGCGGCTCAGAAGCTGAACGCCCTATTCAAGTTCTTCTTGGGGGAGTGGTTCGCGGACACGCGCCTGGGGGTACCCTACTTCCGCTACGTCCTTGTCAAGAACCCGAACCTCGCAATCGTGCGGCAAGTTCTTACCGCCGTAATCGAGTCGGTGCCGGAGGTAACAGGAATTGTATCCGCCGATTTGCAATACTACTCTAACCTTCGCAAGGCGTCGTGTACGTTCGTGGTGCGCACGAAAGGCGGCGTCCTGCTCGCGGGGGGCGTAGGCGTCCCCTTCATCATCCAAGGCATAGGCGGTAACCCCGTATGACCCTCTTGGCCGGACTTACCCCGTCGGGCTTCGTCGCCCCCACGTTCACGCAAATCGTGAACGACATCAACGCCGCGATCTTGGCTCAAGTGAACTCGGGCCTAGACCTGTCTCCTAGTCAGCCCCTGGGGCAGATCATCGGCATCTTATCTGAGAAGCTCGCCGAGGCATACCAATTGGGCGCGACGGTCTACAACAGCCTGAATCCCAACGCGGCGGACGGGGCTCTGCTTGTCAACGCTTGTGCCCTCTCGGGGACGGCCCCTCAGGCAGCGACCTACTCGACCGTTACGTGCAACCTGAACCTAAACGCCTCGACGACGATCAACACGGGGAGCCTCATCTCGGTCACGGGTCTGACCCCCGTGTCGCTTTGGTATTTGACGGCCCCGGTGGTTTCCTCGACGGCCGGCGTCTATCAAGGCGTCTTTCGAAGCCTGAACCCAGGCCCCTTCGCGGCCCCTGCGGGCTCGCTGACTACCATCCAGGTCTCGACGCCAGGCTGGAATAGCGTCACCAACCCCGCCGCCGCGACCTTGGGTAACGCCGCTGACTCTGATGCCACGCTGCGCGCTCGACGCGCCCAGGAGCTACTAGGCCAAGGCTCGGGCGACGTCGACGCGATCCGCGCCGCAGTGCTCAAGGTCCCCGGCATCCAGCCCGGGCTAAACTCCGTGGTCGTCACGGAGAACACGACTCTGGTCACCGCGACCGACGGCACGCCGGGCAAGAGCTTCCACGTCATCATTTGGGATAACGGCATGGCGCTCAGCAACGCCGTGGCGCAGGCGATCTGGAACGTGAAGCCTTCGGGCATCTTCTCCTTCGGGGTCACGGCCGGCACCGCGACGGATTCGATCGGCAACCCCCACACGGTCTTGTTCGATCGCGCAACTCAACTCCCGGTTTATGTCTCGCTGACGACGACTAGCCCCGTCGCCCTGACGTCGGTCCAAATCGCCGCGCTCAAGCAGGCCATCGTCAATTACGCCATCGGCACGTACGACGCGAACGGCCTGACTCTCACGCAGGCCAACATCGTACTCGGGCAGAACGTCGTCGCCCTGGCCTTGCGCGGGGCGGTCTTCACCGCTCTACAGCAAATGTTCCCGGGCTCCTTGGTCGATGTCCCGACGTTCGCGCTCGACTTCATCCCGAGCCCTACGAACACGGCGAACCTCACCGTAGGCACGACGCAGATCGCCACCTTCGCGACTGCTAACTTCCTGGTCAACGGCGTATGATTCCGACCCAAGACCTGACGATGGCGGCCGAGGCGCAGGCGCTGCTGATAGCCCAGTACGCGCCCCTGCCGAACATATCCAACCTTCTGAAGGTGTTCGTTGGCGAGGTCCAGAATCTAGAGACGGCGTTCTGGAGCTACCTCAACGGGATGCTACTGACGGCCCAACCCCTCGGGGGCGGGAACTGGGATATCCTCGACAAGTACGGGGCGCTCGTCGGCCTACCGCGTAACGGCCTCACCGATGCCCAATACTTGCCGGCTCTGAAGATTCAGATACGGGCGAACAACTCCCACGGGTTCGCCGAGGATATCATTCAGATCACCAACCTCGTCACGACCGGGGCGGTGTACTACGAATGGCCCCCCGCGGCGTGGGAGATCTACTTGGGGTTCGCGGTGTCCAGCGTCTACTCGGCGCTGGTAGCGTACTTGCACCAGGCGAAGAGCGCTGGGACGCAGGGCAACGTGCGCTATGCCCCCGTGGCTAACATCTGGATCTGGAGCTCGTCGACCTTGGGTCAGCCCGTACCGGCGGGCACGGGGCTAAAGGATTCGGTCGGCGGGACGTTCCCGAACGCTCCGGTGTCGCTCCAGTCAGTCTGAAGTCATGCGCTCTTTTAGAACGTGCTGAATCACCCTGAACGTAGAATCGCTGACGGGGTGCCCATTATAGACATCCCCGATATCCTTCATTCCGATCCCCGTGCCCTTGAAGAGCGCGAGGGTGAAGTTTCCCCCGCGACATAGGATTAGTTGCTGGATCGTGTATTGCTCTTCGGTGCGAAATGTCGATGCCATCGCCCGACTATAATACATAGGCTCCAATGCGCAAGGCCGTCTGGACGTCCATCTTGTCCGCCCCGGCCTTCAGGGCCGCCGTCAGGCCGGAAAGGTAGTGCGTGTTCTGCTGAAGGTAGTAGAGCGCTTGCGTCGTCGCGTCGACCTGATCGTCGTGCTTCGCCCGGGGGAAACGCTTCATTTCCATGCGGTAAGCCCCGAGCCATTCGGCGTTCGCCGGCAGGAATACGTTCCTGGCACGAAACAGGGGCTGCACGGCGTTCGCGCGGGCCTCCTTGCCTCCGGCCGGGTTGACAGAGATGATGCCGGGAATGGTCTTCTGGAGCGTGTCGATAACAGCCGCTCCGTTGGCCTTGTCTTCGATAAGCACCCCGACCGCGCGCGGGTAGCGAACCTTTAGACCGATGATGGCCTGACAGGTCTCGCTGAAGGTCATGCGACCTCGCACCTGGTCGATAAGGTAAAAGTTCGGTCCGTGACGCCCCCAGACCTGGCCGACCACGAAGTCCGAATCCGTCGTCGCTTTGAAGGCGCAATCCCACGAAAAGATGATCTGGTGAAAGTCAGGGGCGACGGTGTACGTTTGCGCCAGGTCGTCATCGGTGAAGATGAGCCCGCTCTTGGGCGTCGGGAGTTGGTCGAGCTGGGCGGCGGCGTCGAGCGCGCCCAACGCCCTCTTCAACTGGTCGACCCGTTCACGCGAAAAACGCTTCGGGTGCAAGAGCTCGCCCTCGACCTGCCGCGGGTCGCACCCGTAAGGCGTCTGGCACCTGCGCTCTGGATCGAACTCCATCGGGAGCATGATGTGCATGGCCCCCTCTTCGAGTTCGTGCGCCGGGGGGTCGTCCACGTGCAAGCGCTGGGCGATCATGATGCGCACGTTGAGCGCAGCTGGGACCCACCGGGTAGCCATGGTCTGCGTTCGCCAGTTCTCGACCCGCGCCAGCTCAACGCTGGTGAGCTCGCTGGGCTTGATGAGATCGTCGAAGACCTGGATGTGCGCGTGCCAGCCGATGCCCTTACCCCCCGGGGTCGTGCCGATGCGAAACCCGTGGGCGTTATTATGGATCTCTTCGATGGCCTGCACGCGCCTGGGGAAGGAGACGCGATGTCCCCACCGGGCTTGATAGGGCTCGCTCGTCATGAGGTCGAGGCATTGCCGGGCGTCGCGATTGACCAGCGTCTGGTCGTGGCTCGCGAAGATCCAACGCAGGCCCGGTTGCTTGATCCAGGCCCACGCGGGGAAGAACACGCTCGTCAAAATACTCTTCGAACACCCCGGGGGCTCGTTGACGACCAGGCTATTGAACGCCCCGAGCAACGCCGCTTCGTACGCAGCGCACTTGAGATCCAGGTGCCAGTTCCATTCGAGGGGTTCGTTGACGATCCACGGCCAGCAGATGCGAACGAACTCGGCTAGCGAACGCTCGCCAAGCTGGCGCTCGGCCTCAACTCGCCGGCTCGAAACGGGCACGTAGGGCCTCCTTGGCCTCGCACGGGGGGCCGAGCAAGACGGTCGTCTCTGCGGCCGACAGCATCTCGAAGGCGTGCTCGAACTGGGCCGCGATCAGCAAAGTCTCCGGGTCGCACCCGTAATCGTTGATTTCGATGTCCTGCTTGTGTACAACTCCTCCGCACTCGTGGCTCTTCATATTGTTCCACTTGCGTTCCGTCAGTCCAAGCTCTTCCGCCTTGGCCGGTCGGCCGGTGCGTGCCTCGATTGCTTCCTGCGCCCGAAGAACCTTGTAGGGCTTTCCCGATCCATGCGGGCGATAAACGATTGGTTGGAGAATGGTGTAGTTCTGGATCTCCCTTCGGACCCAGACGAATAGGCACGTGATCCAGGAGCCCCGCTGGGGGTCCCATCGGTTCAACGCTTGGATCATCCCGATCGCCGCTGCCTGGTTCAAGTCATCCTTGGGGACCTCTATCGATAAGGAAGCGAATCGGTAGCAGTAAAAAGCCAAGACTTTTTGCTGGCTTTCGTACATCGTTCGAAAGAGGCGCTCTCGTGCGGGTCCTTTCCCCGCTCGCCACGCCTGGACCTGAGCCCAGAACGCGGTGTCTCGCGGGGTCAATTGAGCACCGCTTTAGCGGGCGCCGCCGCGTAGGCCAGGAGTATCGAGTCTTCTATCCCGACGTATACGGCCCAGTAGAACGTCGGGCGAGACTCCCCGAGCAGGAGCGCCGTCTTCGAACTGGGGCCGAGTAGATCGCCGACGAGCTTTTGAACACGCTCGCGAGGCAGTACGACACCGACTATATCGTCGTCAGCATTGAGGTAAAAGAAAAAGGCCGGATCCTGTATCCTGAGCGCGGCGTCTGCGACGCAGGCCTTGCCTTCGGGAGTCTTCGGCCAAGCAAGAAGAAGCTTTTCAATATCCATGCCATGAGCTTACCCCCCGGGTAGCTGGCATGCAAGTTGCTTCTGAATGTTTTCAGCTCTTCATCTTGGCGAACATGCCGGTCAACCGCAGGAGCGATTCGCCCTTGTGGATCGGGACGTTGATGTGCAAGAAGGCTCCAGACTTCGCCACGAACTGAAGCCCGTAGCCGTGGTTCCAAGTCGTGGGGGCCGTGTGCGCGTAAAGGGGCTGGAGCTTTGCCAGCGTGCCCGGGCACCAGGACCCGAAGCCCGAGCTCGTCACCGTGCGCGAGTTCATCCCCTGGACCCGGTGGACGTGCCCAAAGACGACGTTCGCGCCGAAGCGTTCAAGGTGGGCCTGGTCGGCGTTCTTGGCGTGTGAGACCCCATGCACGAAGTAGCACTCTCCAAGCTTGATGGCCCCGGGGATGCTCAAGTTCATGTAGGCCGTCGAGCGCTGGTAATACGCGATGCCTCGCTTCTTCAGGTTCAACACCGCTGCCGGACCGATGGCCTCGAGTACCATGTCGGCGTCCTTCTTGCGCTCGAACTCGCGCACCGCCCAGCGCTCTACGTGTTGTTCGTGATTGCCTTCGAGATAGTGAATGACGGCGCGCGGCGAGGCGCGCTGGATCTTGTCGAGAAAAACGTTGGCCGCCGTCACGTCGTCTTGGTAGCTCTCGGTCTTTTCGTGGGAGTAGGATTTTTGATGCGTCGACATGGTGCCGCCTGCATCCAAGTGATCCCCGAGCATCACAATCTCGTGGACGTCGAGCGCCTGTAGATCGGACAGGAAAGCGTCGCGCGCGCCGAGGTCGATGTGTTCTCCGTGCGAATCTGGAATGATGGCGCGCACGATCGTGTCGACCGCCGGGGCCGCGCCGGGGGACATGTGAATCTTGGCCACCTTCGGCGGCTTCGGCGGGGCCGCCGCGGGGTACGCCAGGTAATAGCGACCTTTCAACGCGGCGCGATGCTCCACGGGGAACAACGCCAGGCAAGCTTCCAGGGTCGCCCCGGTGGCCGCCATCCTGGCGTGAATGTGTTCGACCTTCTGTTTCAACGAGGATTCCCTAGTGCCTAGGTGTCTCAGGTGTACGAACACCGCTGGGTCGACGCCCGCCGGCAGATGTTCGAGGGGCGGCAGGGCGTGCGGCCAGACGCGAATCCAAGCTTCGAGGCGGTGAGCGCCGTCGAGCACCATACCCTCGTGCATCGTAATGGGCGGGGGGTCTTCGCCATCGCGCAGGCGAGCTTCGTACTTAGCCACGCGCGCAGGGTCGTAATCCCACGCCGCGCACTCAGGGTGCAGCTTGTAGGGTAGTTCAGGTCTTTGATGATTCGGCATTTAGCCTCTCCTGTTTCTTTCTTGCATAATAGACCTTATTGTGGACCGCATGGCGGGCCTTATACTCGGGGGTCTGCCGGTAGGCCTTCAGGCGGGCCTTATACTCGGGGGTCTGCCGGTAGGCCTTTTGATAGGCCTGATACCACTCTAGATTCATCAGATCGTCGGTTCGTTCATAATGAATCGTAGTGCGTTGAGCAGCCAGTCGCGCTTTTTTTGCTTCGTAGCGGGCCTTCTTGTAGGCCTTATGCCAGGCCCTCCTAGCTTCAGGGTCTTTATAAGGCATGGCTTCTAGGTGTTTTCGGCGTCTCTAATGAAGTAGTAAACGTTACCGTCCCTGTCGTAAATTACAGCTTTGACGGTTCTCTCCGCAGAAGCCACGTTGTCCACTAGCCAGGCGTCGCCCGACTGGAGCTTGCCTATAAGGTGGAAGAACTCCGTTGTCAGGTGCGCCGTACTACCGACCTTCAGGATCGCCTGTTGCTCGTCGTGTAATTCATCCAACTTGTGCTGAGCGATCCCCAGGTCTCTTTGCACTTCTTCTAGCAGTCTCATGACGGGCTCCAAGGTACGTCGGCCAACTCGGCGGGCAGGCGACCCTTGTCGATCTCGTTCTCCGTCCAGAGGTACCCCATGACGTTCCAAAGCACGGCGGCCAAGTGGTCTTCCGTCCGGTCGTTTGACATGAAAGCGTTCATGTGTCGCTGCGCCGAGTCGACGAACCGGCTAAGGGGCAGGCCCTTCTCCCAGTTTCGATCCTCGTACTTGATGGCACCGTTCTCGTAATGGCGCGCCAATCGCAGCATTGGGTGTGCGGGGATTAGGTCGAATCTACCCTTGCCACTCGCCTTGCTCCGCACGCCCCCGGTCGCGAAGACCTGCGGCGGCGTCCCGTCATCGTTCACTTGATCGTAGGTTCCCATGGAATCAGAACTCCTTGCTCGTTGTAGGTAGGCTCGGCCTCTTTCGCCCAGCAAGTCATAATAAGGGGTTCAAGCTTTAGCGGCCAGTCTTTTTCGTCGTGCATCGGCACGTTTTGCAGGTAGACGTTCGCCGCGTCCTTCATGAGCTTGGCCAGAAGCCCCGCCGCGCGGGCCGCGTCCTCGGCAGGGCCCTCGCAGATAATCTCGTCGTGAATGAACGCGACCGGGTGCCAACCTATCATCGAACCCGTGAAGCACTCGCGAGCCACGTACCACATGGCCATCTTGGCGATGTCCGCCCCCAAGCGCTGAAAGCGCTCGTTGCAGAGCTCGCTGTATTTCTTCCCGCTCGTAATCTGTCCGGTGAAAGGGCTGATCTCGCCCCCGGTCCCCGTCTCGGCGGTGAGCTCCGCTGCAAGTCGAAAGAAGGGCTCTACCTCGGGCTGCGCTCGCTTCCAATCGCGGATCCAGGTCTTGGCTTGCTCGGGCGTCATGTCGACGCCGTATTGTTTCTTCGAGTAGTCGCACGTGCGCGCGATGCCGAGACCCCCCGGCACGCCAAAGTTTATAGGCTTTGCGGCCTGGCGCGCTTCCTTGACGTCCTTGTCTTTTTTACGCCGCAAGGCCTCTTCGTACGTTATCCCCAGCATGACCGCCGCGACGCTAAGGTGCGCGTCCATCCCGGCATTGAGCGTCGCCGCGAGCGACGAGGAGCCCAAGACACGGATGCACCACTCGGCTCGGGTGTAAAGCTCCAGCGAAGGGTAGTCGCACTGGATATAGACGTTACCCTCTTCGGGCATGAAGCAATCCCGGATGCCCGCCTTCTTGCGAAGCGCCTGAATGTTCGGCCCCGCGCACGTAGTTCGCCCCGTCTTCGTCAGGTCGTATCTCGGGTGGCAAATCTGGAGCGCGCCCTTGAGCATCTCCACGTCATTCGATAGCACCTTGCGCGCGGTCTGAAATTCGCTGTAGTCCTGAATGATCGGGTCGTCTACTCGGTCGCAAGCGTCGGCCCCGAGCGAGATTTGGCCGCCTTTGGTAAGTACGGGCTGGATGCCTTCCGCCTCGCACGCGCGAGCCATCGCGGCTTGCGCCGCCTTCGTGTCGGCCGCACCGGGGACGACGACGCCTTTGCGATTCACCACATCGGGGCGAACCAGACCCGCCGCGACGAGCGTCTTCTTCAAGTCGGTGTAATCCTCTTCCGCGAGCCGCGCGAACTCCTCCACCCGCGACGGGTCCGTGCGCAGGCCGTAGCAGGACGTGAGCGCAAGGGCGAACTGGTACCGGGTCTGGTTGAACTGATCCACCAGTAGCGCGACGCCGGCCTGCTCTTGGCACTGAAAAACCTCGTACGTCGCCACGGCATCTTCTAGGGGGTAGAGCCGCGCGCCTTCGGGCCATTGGTCTAGTGGCACGTCGTAAAGCTCGCCGTACTTCAGGCGCCAGGTGTCCTTGTCTAGCCGGCGCTTCAGGTACCGAGACGCCATGTCGTCCAGTGAGTAACCGCGCTGTACCCACTCGCCATCCAGGCCGCGCGCCCCGCGGAACCTGCCGAGCGCCGTGTCTATGAGTTGTTCTCTAATTTTCGTGCAGGTGATCTGGTTGCGATCGTACTTGGCAAACACCGTCGGGATCAGATGGGGCCAGTTGGCGCAGATCACCTGACAATCGTAGGCCACGTTCTGCCCGACCAGAAGGTCATTACCCCCAAAGAGTTCTACAATGCGAGGCTCGGCCCCTTTGGCGTGATGCAACTCCCGGTTCGGGTAGATCGACAAGCACACGGCCTTGGGGGCCATGTTGCCTGGACCGAACAAGAAGGTTTCAAAGTCGAATGCAATCGGCATGGAAACCTCAGTGGGTGGGTAGGAATCGAACCTACTCTCCAACGGCAACGTGGTCGCCGCCAGACTTAGCCTTAGCCACCCGAAACCCCGCTACCAAGCGGGGTAAAGCTAAGCTCAGACCGGAGAAAAAAAGTGCTTCGTGAACGAACCGCTCTGGTTCTTCTGAGTCCGAAGGTTGATCTTCGTGCCTTTCATCGGCTGGTTGGGCTGGACGGCGGCGTTGGTCAGGGCGGTAATGCTCGGGGCTACCTTATTCCGAGCCTCCTCCGTCTTTGCCCCAACGGCGGCCATCATGAATTGCTTCACGACGGGGGCGTTCCATTCGATCTGCTTCGGCGTAGCGAAGGACACATACCACGAGTGTTGAGCGCCGACGGCTACATCGGGCAGATTGCTAGTTTCTGGTGTCAAGGTGATTACAAGAGCGTGGCCGGCAAAGCCACTGAGCTCTCGCATCTCGTCGATGACACATCGACCTTGGAACCCGTCCGGGAAGTAAGGTGTCTTGAATGAAAGGTCTTTTGCGTTGCCGATATCGGGAATCATGTTCTACCTCTTCGTGCGTTCGTTGTTAGGTTAGTGTCCGCCGGCCTTGACGAAGGCCGCCCAAGCGAAATGCGCCTCGGGGCCGTAGTCTTTGACCAGGCTGTTTTCCGTGACTCGGCCCTTGCGCGGTTGAAAAGCGTTCTGGACCGAGAGGATTTCCGGGGACTGCCCCTTGTATTCTGCCATGAAAGAGTTGAAGGTCATGTCCTATCTCCTTGGATTGTCACTATACGAAGCGAATCGGATAAGGTCAAGCAGACCAGGCGTTACCGCGGTGTTTTTTCGGGGGCGGCAGTATGTCCGCGATGAGGAGCTTGCTCGTCTGCCCGTTCAGCGCGAAGTTCGACGCGGCGACGTCGAGGGCCCGATCGAAGGCGTCCATGTGTTCTTTGCAGGTATAAAAGACGTCTATCTGGATAGTGTCGGCCTGTTGCCCCGTGCGGTGGTGACGGCCGATTAGTTGCTCCCAGAGCCCGGCATCGGGGAGCGGGCACGTGATGAGCCCCCTCGACCAGGGTTGGAGGTTGCGCCCCGTCGCGTTCGCCTTCACCGATGCGATGCAGGGTTTCCCGTAACCCGCCCGCGATTCGTCGTCGATGCGCTCCTTGCGCGAGTTCATTCCGCCGGCCCCGAAGTAATCAAGACCTGTACGTCGCGCGAGCTCGCGACCGAAAAACGAATGCTGCGTCCAGACGATGCCCGGCTCGTCCTCCTTATGAATCCAAGCCTCTGCGACCTTCAGCGCGGCATCGTCATGCCAGACGGCCTGCACGTTGATCTCGAACGTCGGAGCCTCTTTCCTCCACGCGGCCAAGAGCCCTAGATCATCGATCTCCCCCGCGTCCACGGCGCTCACAACTTGCGATTCCGAGTCGACCGTACTCGAGCGGGACAGCACATCGCGCACGAACTTCCCCCAAGCCTTGCGGGCCGCGTACCAAGGATCCGGCGGGCGAGGGGCCCAAATATAGTGCAGCCCGAGAGCTAGTTGGCGCGCGCAGGCCGAGACCTCCATGGCCTCGGTCAAAGCCCACCCGTCAGGGGTTTCGTTCAACATGCGCAAGGTCTTGAAGTTGTCGTCCGTGACCTTCGCGTGTTCGTAGGTAATCCGGCGCAGGATGATGGAACTCTTGCAATCCTGATCGTTGGTGCTGAACACGATCCCGGGGGTATCCCGGAGCTTGTCTCGGAACGCCGTCGGGCCATCTTCCGCCCCCGGGGATAGCTCCAGAAGCGCCCCTGGCGCACGGCGCTTGAAGTCGTCCACGTTGGGGTTCAAAGCTTCTCCCCATTCGCGCAGGATGTCGCGCGCGAATGGCACCGGGGCTCGCTCTTTCAGCGCCCAGATCAGGATGTGCGCGAAGAGCTCCAACTCTTTTTCGATGAAGGTTCCGCCCAGCCCAACGAAGATCGTCTCAGGGTGCGCGTCCATGTAGCGGTCGACACGTCGGGTGACCGCGGATTTGCGGTGTTTCAACTTGTGTATTTCGTCGCCGATGATCAACTCCGGCCCAATGAACTCGAGCTCGCCGTGCATGGCCTTGCGGCCGAGGGCTTCGTACCCGATCATGCGCATCGACATCGACACGTTCCACCCCTGCCGGCGGTACCTGATGCGCTCGACCTCGGTCTTTTCGATGAGACCTCCAGGCAGCAGAAGCACGGACCTCGGGTTACCGAGCAGTGGGGGTAAAAGCAAGGAGATGAGCGTCTTCCCGCCCCCGACCGCGATCGGCCCCGCGCCCCCTTTGCAAGCTATGAACTCGCGAAGCGCTTGCTCCTGAACGGGCTTCAGCTTGCAAAGGGGGTTGTCGGCTACGGCTGGCAACGGCGGCAGTGGCCCGCGCCCGGGAAGGTCCAGCACTCGCCGAAGATCCTCCGAGGTCTTGATCGGGTTGTGGCTCCCGCCGAATGCCATTAGCGCGTACCGATGATAACTTCGTGAGCTAGGCTCCTTAGCATTTCGATGCAGATATAGGCCTCGGGGCTACACGTATCGATGATGATGCTCACCCCGGGCCTTTTTTCGATCTCGCGGCCTACCGCCTCAAGCAACTTAGCCGGCCCCATCCCGAAAGAGTGATCCTCGCCGAGTCGGTAGTCGCAAGGGAGTGTCTTCTTGGCCGCCGCCAAAATGTCAGAGAAAAGTGCGGCAGGATCGCGGCCGATTGGGATGCAGTTGACGTAAAGCGTGCGAATGGCGGGGACCTTGGGGTCGACCTCTACGGCGTCGGCGGGCGCGCCGGCTTCGCCCACCGTGGCGTCAAGCGACCACGGCTCGGGGTTGACGGTGAACGTGCTAGTGGCCGTCTCGGGGTTGACGGTGAACGTGCCGTTGGCATCTTCTACCTTCGGCGCCTTAGGCTTGTTCTTCGCCCCCGGCGGCCGTCCTGGCTTGCGGTTGACAGTAGGGGTCGCCTCGGTGGGCTCGATAGGCAAGCTGGCCGCGGGGTGCGGGTTGCCCCCGGGCGTCGGATTCTCCGGTGGAGCCAAGGTCTCCGGTGCCGGCGGCGCGACGGTCGCACCCCCCGAAGACGCGAGCTGTTTCATACGTGCGAAAATGTCATCGGACACGTCAGTCATTTTTAGCTCCTTAGAAATAGCGCTTGCATTGCGCTCGGTAGGGACAACCGCCGTAGGCGCCGCAGTGGGAGTAATTCCCAGGTACGTTTGCAACAATAGCGTCGACCGTTGTTTCTGTCAATGCCGCGAGCTCTTCAGCGACGTTTTCTAGCACCTGAAATCCGAGTGCCGCGTGCGTCCGCGACATCTCAGTCACGACCGGAAGGTGCCGGTGAGGCTTCTTCTTTTCCGCGTAGAGCCACTGGAGCGTGATCGTCTCTACCTCCGTCCGCTGCAAAATCTCGTGCCCGTAAAGTAATGCCTGCGGGTTGGTCAGTAGCTGACTCGGGGTCATTGCGTACTTGAGGTCAGCTATGAACTTGTAATCAATCAGCATTCCGGGAACTTCAAGGTCCTTTCGCCCACCCCAAGAATGCTTCGCGCCCCGAAAGTCGAACTCGACCTCGACCTGCGCCAGCTTGTTTTTTACCCAGGGGCGAACGTAAGGTTCTAGCACCGCTGCGACGCGCCCCATCTTCGTAGACGTGTCCGGCAACGTGCCGTGAGAGACGAGGTCTTCCATGTACTTGTGTCCCGCCCTACCGTCCTGGAACGCCGCCGTGTCCGGGGCCTCCATTCCGGCCAAATAACGGAATGACCAGGCGCGTTTGCATTGGAGCCCTGTCGTGAGCATGGTTGCGCGAAACTGCATAGCTCAGTAAGGTAGTGCTATTGCCGGCTATTGTCCACGTCGCCGTGATGAACGGGACGAAGCAGCTCGGTTACCCCAAATGGCCCCTCGCTAGGCCCGGGGAATGTGTGTCTATTTCCGATGTCTTCACGCGCCGTTACGACTACGATGCGTTCGCTCTCGCGCACGCCATCCCCGAGGGCTTGCCGGCCTACCGGCTCACGAAGGACTACCCCGGTGAACTAACGTACGTTCTACTCTTCGCAGACCTCGACGCGCACAAGCTCACGGGCGACGCGCTCGACGCCTGGAAGGAGACCGAAGCGGCTCGCGCTCGGGTCATGGGGGGATGCTTGATTTACAAGACACGCTCGGGGGTTAGGTTAGTCTGGCAGGTCGAAATATTAGGCAGCGCATTTTATGAGTTCACCGCCAAGGCTTGGTACCTCGAACTCGAGCGCCGGGGGTTTCTCGGGGTCGATCACACCGCGGGGTCCTTTGGTCGGCACATGCGCCTTCCGTTCGTGAAGCGTGACGGCAAAGACGAGACCCCTGTACTCGAAGGCGCCCTTGCCCCCCTCGACTTCGACCCCGGACCGTTCACCCCTAGGGCTCCTAGAAAGGCCCGCCCTCGCGCTACGAAAAGCGTGAGCGCGTCTTGGGGCCCGGACGACCCGGTACTGGCCATAGCTATCTCGGAAGGCAAGGCGTGTCACGTAGGCCGGGGGGTCTATGCCGTCTATTGCCCGACCGAAAGGCACAACGGGGGCGCCCTCACGTCGACCACGGCGATCCTGCCCGATGGCCGGTTCAAGTGCATGAAGGCCTCTTGCGGCCACGTAACATATTCCGATTGGGCCGCGACGATTATCCCCCCGGCCCAGCCCGTCACCGCGACGCCTCGGGCCCTGCTCGAGACCCTCAAGGCCGGGGGGATCCGGGGACAGCTTAGCGCCGTCGACCTGACGACGGGCGCGGGCAAGAGCCACGAAACCCGCCGACACCTACCCCCCGGCGCGATTCACGAAGGCATCAAGAACGTGCTCTTGAGTAAGACCAATGACCTAGCGACCCAGCACCGCCTCGCCTGCGGCGCGCACCAGGCGGCCGGGGTCGACGTCCCCCTACCCGAGCGGGGGGGATGCGTTCAACCAAAAACCGTAAAAGCTTTGAGGGATGCGGGAGTTTCGAGCAAATATGCCTGCATGAACTGCCCTACCAGAGAGGGCTGCACGGTGGCCGAGGGCGTCGGCGACAAGTTGAAAGGTGAGGTAAGCTCTCATGCTATGCTACATCGCTACGGATGAGGTGTGTCCCAAGTCAGTGTCCCCTTCAAGAGAAGAAGATCTTAGATCATAAGGGACACTGACTTGAAACGGCAGAGCTAGCCCATGAAAAATATCATCATCGACGAATGGCCCGAAGTTCTGGATCAATTCTCCATAGCCTTGGCCGATATCCCGACCGCTCTCGACTCGACGGGGGCGGCGTGGCGCAAGGCGGTCGAGCCCTGGGCCAAGGCTTTGATGGCGGGGACGGATGACCTCTCGGCCCGAGCCCGAGCTTGCGAAGTGCCAGAAATCCCCGACTCGTTCAAAATCCCCGGGTTCGAGAGCTCTGGGGGTTTCAACGCCAAGCTTATCGCCCTGTCTTTTGCCCCGGTGAAGGTCGCGGGGGACGTGCGCCGGGCGGCCCACGAAAGCAGCAAGCTCACGTTCTCTGAGGGGCGCGTCGACGTCGTGCGCCTGAGCACCGCCGCCGCGCATCTGAAGTCGCAAGGCGGCACGATTCTCGCCGCGGGGCTCCCACGGTTGATCCTTCAGGCCTTGCGCCCGGATGTGATCTACCGGCAGCACAACGTCGAAGACTCGCCGGGCGTGGCTATCGAGCGGGTGCGCGTGCTGGTGTCGCAGGCATCGACGAGCGCGCTTGCACAAGACCCGGAACGCCTTCGTGCGATTTGTGACGACGTCTACCGGCGTCGGCCGGGGTCTCGCGTGTTCGTGTGCTGCCCGAAGAAGCTAACGCACAAGGTCAAGGAATATGCCGAGACCTTCGAAGTCAGTCACTTCGGCGCGATCGAAGGGCTAGACACTTGGCAAGGGTGCGACGTCTTTGCAACCATAGGAGATCACTATCAAAACCTGCTATCCGTCGACATCGAAGCGGAGTTCTTCGGGGTCGACGCGAACGAGCTCGGGCGACAGAAACTCGCGTGCGAGCTCGAACAAGCTCACGGTCGCGCGCGCGATTGCCGACGCACGAAACCCGCGCTGCACTTGCACTACGGGCTAGCCTGGCCGGGCCGCTGGTATTCGTCCAATACCTTGACTGAAAACTTCCGAGCTATATAATAGCCCCATGTTCAAGCCTCGCGTCATCGAAGATCACCGCGGCAAAGGGACGGCGTACCTAACGCGAATTTACCTGATCGGGCGCCCTAAGGCGGCCGACGGTCTAGACCCTTTCGACGCGCACGGGAACTATCGCAAGGTCCCGATCAAAGAGCGCAGGTTGTTCGGCGTCGCCGCGTACCTGCACAAGTTTCACCGAAGCGATGACTCCAGCGCCTTGCACTCCCACCCGTGGAAGTGGGCGTTTTCATTCGTGCTCTGGCGCGGGTACTGGGAGGATCGACTCCAGCCTGACCTTACGATCAAGCGCCGTCGAGTGCGGTCCTTCACGTTCAACTTCATCCGAGGCAACGATTACCACCGGATCGATCTCATCGACGGCAAGCCGGCCTACACGCTGTTTTTCACCGGGGGCAAGACAGGGAAATCGTGGCACTTTTTCTTCGACGGGATGTTCTACCCCTGGCGGGTGTTCCTGGAAAGGTGCCGGTCGTGAACCGCACCGACCGCGAGCTCGCGGTTTATGATCCGAAGGACCTGGCGAAGGCGCCCGAGCCTTGGCTCCAGCAACTGAACGAGCCGGACGAAGCCTTTCGGTTCTTCCGCGCGTACCGCGAGCTCTCCTGGCCGAGGCGCTTGCAGCGTCTACACGGCAAAGACACGGCCCAGATCGCGAAGTGGTCGAGTGAGCACAAGTGGGTCCAGCGCTGCGAGGCTTACGACCGCATGCTCGAAGAGCACGCCGTCGAGATCAAGAAAGAGACCGTCGGAAAACTCATGCGCGAGTCGGCGGCGCACTCTGTCGCGACGATAAACGAGGGCTTTCAGGTAGTTCGGCGAGAAATCCAGCTCATGCTCGAGAAGGCGAACGATCCCCAATGGGAGAAAATGCCGATTATGCAGGAGAAGAACGTGATCAAGCTGGCGGAACTCTTGATGAAGTTCACCAACCTGATCGCGGGGCTCCCGACCGAGAGAGTTGAAAAGACCCCGGTCGATTACAGCAAGATGTCGACGGAAGACCTGAAAATCATTATGGAAATAGAGGCAAAAAACAAATGACTTTTACCGAAGCGATGAAAATGGTCAAGTTCGATGGCGTGGTGTGGCTCCCCCGGTGGCCGAAGGGGACATACTTGACTCGACGAGGGGACGCGATCGTACTTGTGTCCAAAAGAGGTGAGTGTTTATGGCAACCGGGCGCGCCTGAGCAATACGATAGCGAATGGATCGGATGGCCGGGGTCGATCGCGGATTTTTGCTTGCGGGATGCGCAGGCGGGAGGTTGGCAATGATTCGACTACTAGCGATCGACCCGGGGACGAAGGATAACCTCGGCT